GATTGCGCGCTCAGTTTCGTATGCATTTTCTTCATCAGTAAACTGATTTGAAGTATAAATGAATCTGTCAAGCACACCGCAACTGTTATAACCTTTGTCCGTGTCGTATCTGTACCATTCAGAAAACTCATCAAACGGATCATAAGGGTTATCTACAGTTGTGATGGCGCAGCGCATCTTTTTGGCCATCAACATTCATCCTTTCATGAGCTATTTTTATCGACCAACATTCAGAATTTCGTAAACACTACCAAGCGGAACGCCAATTGCATCAGCAATTTCTCTGTAAGTATAACCAGAAGCATACATCGATTGTGCTTTAGATTGTTTTGCAGACGAAACAGCTTTTGTTTCTTTTGGCATTGCTCGACTCATAAAGTCTTCGCTGTCTGTAACATTCAGAATTCTAGAAAGTTTGCTATCAGAAATAGCACCATTAAGGATGGCCTCCCATTCCTTATCTGTGAACTTAATCTTTGTGCCAGAGGAGTTAGCAGAAACAGCGTTTCTTGCACGCTCCATTTCAACCTGACTAAGTTTCCGGATCTCTTTGGCATCTTTCTTAGGGTCAAGGCCCTGAGACTGGATCTTGGCCTTAATGTTAGAATTTGCAATGACCTTGGCTTTACGCTCACGAGGCTTATTCAAAGCAACTTTATTGAGCTTGTCGTTGATAGACTGAACCTCCTGGTCATACAACTTTGCGGCCTGAGGATCATATTTTGCTCTACCTGTAGTTACCATTGATTTACGAGCCTGGTTAGCAAGAGCTTTCAGCTGATTTGCAAAATCGGCATAAAGATTTTCTGCTTCAGAACCGGAGGAGAGGGTTCGAACATCAGGGGTTGCCGTGATGATGTTGACTTTATCGGTAGCAACTCTTTCACGACCAGTTTTCGGATCAATAAAGGTCCTACCAGTGGTCCTATAATGAATCTCACCGGTATTGGGGTCAATACGACCTTCACCTTGACGCTCAGGAACCTCTACTGTCTGACCCTTACGAGAGATGAGGGTACTTGCACCACCAGCATGGATAGTACCATCATCAAGCATCCGAATCTGCCATTTCTTCTTGAGTTCTTCGATCCCATTCTCGCGCTCACTACGCTGGTAATCAAGCTGATGTTTTTCAGCATCGATAACAACCATAGAATGTTTGACAGCGCGAACAATGTCCTCTTCGGGTGCTCCTCGAAGAGTCATGTCGGTAATAAGGTTCGAAACTTTACCCATTTGTTTCTGGGTTTCGTCCTTCGTCATGAGCTTAACATGATTTGGGTTACCCTCAGGAATGGCATATTCGGTTTTTGGATCAAAACCTTCAAGGCCTTTAAGCGGGGGAGTGGACTTAACATTAGACTTAGCCGTGATGGGGATGCAAGTTACGCTATCACCGTCAAAGTCCGCACCAGAAAGCCGCTCCGCAACTTCCGAATTAATGCCAATTGCGTCCATTACCTGACCAAGATTGTTAACACCCGACTTGTTTTTGTTGTTAACCGTAACAATAGGAATCTCGAAAGTTCCTGCGTGCGGATACCGAACAAGAGCAAGCTTAGTGCCGTTCTCGTAGGAAGGAGCATAGCATTCATTCGTTTTTATATCAGGCAAAGGAAGCAGAACCTTACCAGTCTGACCCGGGAAAGCAATAGCCTTAAGCGTAGACGCATTGCCATCTGCTCTCTCGGCAAAGTCAGAAAGAAGTTTCCTTCTAATGGCAGGATTCTCATACTTCATGATCTCATCGTATTCATCCTGATAATCCTTAACTGTCGCATCGAGCTGCTGTTTAATGAGCTTGGACGGTTGTTTCGAAAGGAACTGAGAAGAAAGTGTTTTGGACATGTCTTCCCATTTACCTTCCTCTTTTAGCTTATTGACAGGACTCAAATGCTTTTTACCATCAGCGCCAAGATACTCGCTCTGACCATTAGCTGCAATAGCCGCACCGAACGGGTTGTCAGGATCGTTCTTAACAGGTTTAAGAACCGAGTTATCCTTGGAACCCATCATGGGAGTGCCTTTGAGCTTGTTGGTATTGAACATAATATCTTTTCCGGGAGGGAATTGATCGTCATCGGCATATACAGCCATGCCTTTCAGATAATGCGTATCGTCAACAAGAATACGAACCTGAGCATAATGGCTATTACCAAGAGATAAATCTTTGACGCCTCGACGAATCTGAATAACGCCATCCATCTCTTTGCCACCCTCGTCGCCATAGCGAACAGCAACACGATCAGCACTGAGACTAGAAGGACGCTGCAATTTCCTGAAGGTCTGGCCACCATCTTCAGAATAATAGTCGCCCACAGACTCAATCTCGTCGCGATGCTGATAGGCATAACGCTGATCTTTATCGGGAGTAGCAAGAATTGTGACATTGGTTTGCTGACGCTTATTGGTAGGATCCGGAATACTTACGCCATAACGCAAATATCCATGCTCTGCTTCCAAAATATAAGCCGCTTCGTCAAGCTGCCCTTCGGAAATACCAAGTGTGTTAGATACGCCTTCAGAAATATCAATCATGCCTTTCTTGTCAACTTCCTCTTTCAAGACGTCGGCAATCTCTTCGGCACGATTCCTTTTTCCGATATTTTTATTGGATAACATACTGCGAACTGTAGATTCCGAAAGATTCATTTCTCTAGCAATCGCAGTATAGCCAAGCCCATCTTCTCTAAGACTTCTTGCTCTATCATAGAGAAGCTGCTGACGATCATGCTTTGCTTTCTGCTGAGCAACTCGAAACTCTGTAGTCCCAAGCTGATACTCTTTAGGAAGTTCAGAATTAATCGTATCCAGAATATCTCGCTCTTTCTTACCAGCTCTTTTGAGCTCATCTACTCGAGACAAGAAATCTCCGGATCTCTGATAAGGCGAATCTCCGGATCCCCAAGGGTATCTTCCGGAATGTCGCTTGGTGCCATAATGCACAAGACTGCTATCATTTTCATATGCACCCCAGTCAGCGATAGCATAATAGCTCCTAAGATCTTTTTCAAGAGGATTCAAGTAGAACTCACCTCCGTTTTGATTCGATCGATAATTTTATCGAACTCAATAATTTTACTCATTATGATCGAAATATCTTCCGCAACCGGAGTTGCAACAATAACTTCGTCGCACTGATAGATTCGATCTTCGATGTAAATATCTTTAGGCTTTACGCGATACTCAAGACAGAATAGAGCATTGTAAATAAGCAATTGCTCCATATGAGCAGGAGTTGTCCCGGTCTTCAGATCGTGAACTCTGAGAATTGAATTCTTCTCGTCGAAAAGAATTGCATCAGCGGTGCCAAAACAGTTATCGGAATAATAGAGAATCTGTTCCGGAGTCATCCCAAACCCGATAGCATCGTTGACATAGCTGTTAAGCGTTTTCTTCGAACGAGGAAGTTTCTGACGCAACTTGATGCAGGTTGCTGCAAAATTGTGAAGTTCGGTTCCGCGTTGAGCAGCCAAGAAGCCGGTGTATGCAGTAGCAAGCTTTTCAGGATCATAATTAATCCAACTGTATTTGCTTGCACCAAGAAAAGCATGCTGACCTTTCTGCTTCCAGTGGTCATTAAAAACCATGAGTGATCCTCCTTAAAATATCATTCTCAATCCAGAAAGTAGTTTCGCAAATCCCTGAGAACTTCGTCTTTATTCTCAGGAAATATAAATTCGGCAAAACCCATTTCATTCATCACGCCTACATAATAGTCTTGGTTAGGGCGATGCGAATCTTTAGCGGACTTCTTTCCTTCAAGAGCTGCCCATTGATTTTCATAAAGAACAATGAGGTCCGGAATGCCTTGAACCTCATTAGGGTCCAGATGCAGAACCATGGCTCCTGGTAAAATGGTTTTTATTTCCTTGACCAGCTTCTGCTTGAACTTGTTCTCTAACATAACAGACCTCCTCGCTGAAACTCATAGACAATGCCTCAAATGGGACATTGTCTATTCTCCCTTCATAAAAGGGCATGTTTTTTTCGCGAAACAAAAATATAAAAAAATATTGGTCATATAAATTCGCATAAATACCTTGTGGCCAAAAACCCAAAAATTTGGCCGTTTTCTATTATATATAAAAAATTTTTTTCGTACGCTAATTAAAGAAAAAAAGTGGGTTTTTGGCCAATTTGCGTTTTTTTAACGTATCTACGTCATTTTTTGTGGCCAAAACTATTTTTCAAAAGTGGGCAAAAGTGGGCAAAGTGGGCAGAGCGAAATTCAAGAAAATTCAAATTAAATACATAAAATTCAAAAATATAATTTATTTATTGAATTAACGCGAATTCAGCGCTAAAATTGGCCAAAAGTTTTGGCCACACAAATATTTTTGGCCGCAAAATTGGCCAATTAACGCGAATTTAAGAAGAACATTAATCCGAATAAAAGCGAATCCTATAAAAATATATTTTTATACAAACTAGAAAACAGGACAAAAAGAAGAGGCCCTGGCGCGTTCATCAAGGCCTCTTCTTCACAAAATATCAACCGTCAGTTTCGATAATGGTCACGTTGCTAGTATGAGTTTTGTATCTAACCCCGTCTATAGTCACCACGATAAACCCGTCGCCGCCAAGCTGATACCCATTGCAATTACCATTGACAATGAGTTTCCCATCTGGAGTGTAAACGTAAGCAGTGGCACGAACCGTATTGGTATCATAAGTAGTACATCCAACGAGAGCAGCGACCAGCATAACAAGGCAAAGTGCAAACGCGATCAGTCGATGTTTCATAAAAATATCATCCTCCCTGTATAAGATTTTTATTTTTCATAAGCTTTCGCTTTAATCTCCGCAAGTCTAGCGTTATCAAAAAGCTGAGAGAACTGATCAATCAAGGCCCTTTCAAAGTTTTCGATTCCTTGAATTCGAGCGTGATCGTATTCGTTACAAGTCGGAGAGGCGGTAAGACCATATTTAACGTTGTAATAATTAGTGTAAAATCTATTCGCAACGATTTTAATGGTGTCTTCGACGCAGGATTTACTAATCATTTGACTTTCTGGATCTATAAACTTAAATTTATCCATAAATATCACTCCAATGCCTCATTAAGTTCCCTAACAATGTCGTTGAGACATTTGGCACCGATTTCGTAAACGTCAGCGTCAGGATATTCCTCGGCAATGTCGTAATTGCAAAGCACCGCAAGAACCTTGTTAAGACGGTCAAGATTAAGCTTTGCTTGCTCCTGTTCCAGAATTTTTCGCTTAGCTTTATCTAGAATGCGAAGTTTTGCCGCTGCGATGGTATCATACTTATATATAAAAACACCATCGAAATCTGGATGACCATCAGAGCCATACAGTTCAAGTTCCTCATTAAACCATTGCTCAAGGTCTTGAATGCTGATGCCAGTGGTTTCATTACTTTTATCCATAAATATCAATCCTCCTTGACCGGCGCATAAAAATATTTGCGATCAATCTCGATCACATCATTGGCCGTATCGATTTCGTCTTGATTAAGATAGTCGGTAACAAGCTCGCGAATATCATCAAAAACAACCGGAATCTTGCAGTTCAAGACAATCCATAACGAACACATGATTCTCCGCATCTCGGGGTGTGCATGCTTTTCGCAGCGAAGTTTGAAGATATGTCGCCACTCGCGATAATTCGCCGTGACAACGATCTTCGTAGCAAGACCCAAAGGCAGCATCCACCGAGCTTCTTCGGGTGTGGACTCCACATTATAGGTCAGAGTCTTCTCTTCGAGCCGACCAACGCTTGCCCTATAGCTCATAGAAGAATAGTCGGCAAGAGACATGTAGTTGTAGAACTTGCAAATATCATCCCAGCTCTTCTCGTTCATGCCACCGGGGCCACCGTATTTGAAGTTGATGTAGTCAAATACGGTAGGAGCCCACTTGCTCTCAGGATCGTTCAGAAGCTTCTGGAACTCTTCATCGGCCTTTAGACCCTCTTCGAGATTATTAAAAAGGATAGATCCGCGTTTTAAGTAAAGCGGCAAAATATAAGTCACATCACCGCCAAACTTATCCTTTGAATAATTGCAGTTATGGACCACCACTCCGTTTGCTACAAAATTATGATAAGGAGAATCCATTTCAATGTCAAATACTGGAATACACCCAACATATTCTATGGAAACAACTGTGTCTGGAATTGCAAATAATAAATTTTTATTATGAACTCTCTGATGGCAAGATTCGCATAAAGTTATCAAATTACTAGGCACATTGTTGAAATGATTCTCGTCGATATGATGCACTTCCAACGAATTGATGTCAGTGTTTCCACATAATTCGCAATATGACTTTTTGTGTTTCCAATAATTAGATGTATCATGCTTTAAGATATGATCATTCCTCCTTCCGCAATGATGATATTGTCTTAGTGCATTAACTTGTGCGTCTACTTGAATACCTTTGTTCCATGGAGTTCTTCCGGAATTAAAATATCCAGTACCTTTCTTTGGGATTCCTAATTTTCTGGCCCATTTTTTAAGGGTACTCACGTTCACTCCTGTTTCATTGGAAATCTGAACAAACGTTTTATTAAGATCTATATTTTGATGATAAAGCCAATCATAATTTTTCCAAAATTCATTGCTTCCATTTACCAGAATGTCACTCCCAACCAATATGGCACCGGCCTCCATGTATCCATAAGAAGTTCTTATAAGATGATCCGGAGTGCATACGACTTCGTACCCGAGCCTTGTTTTTATTTTTATTGTCTCTCTTGTTCCGTTATAATAAATATCACGAATATGAGCATAAACCAATTCTCCGGTTTCTTCATTATACTGGCGAATGTTCATTCTTTTTACACTGTGCATCAAGCCATTTAATTTCTTATTATACAGCTCCTCGATAGTAGGTCTATTATGAGGATTGGATGTGGTTAAAATTGTGTTTCCCGCTAAACAGTAGCGCGTGCTCTCCTGGGTGAAGGAAGCCAAGCGATGCCGCACAAGCTCGTTTGCAATGGCCCGGTCAACGGTAAACTCAACAGTCAGACTTCCATGCTCAAGAACTGACTCATGACCATTGCGGATAAGCATGGCCACGAACTTCTTAGCGCTCTCACCATCTTCTGTAATCTTATCTTCAGACCGATAGCTAATTCTGCCACAGCGCTCGATATGCTGAAGCTCTTTGATACCGCCGCTGGAAATATCAGTCAGGATGTCAAAGCTAGGATCGATGAATTTCATAGGTTAATTCTCCTTTAATACTCAATTCGTTTATCGATAACCTCAATGATCCAAGATCCGAAACTTCCCTTTAAAACAAGAGATCCAACTCGGAAATCGTCATTTACAACAGTTCCAATGTCAACTGCATCGTAATATTCTTTACTCACCATCACTTCCAATTCGGTTTTATTGATCTCATCTTTTAATAGATCGCCGAGATCTAGCGTTACATGCTGTTGACCGATTTCGAAGGTGACAATATAATTCGGAATATCATTTTTCTCCCTAAGGTCTTGAATGAGTTTTTCGATGCTGTTTTTCTCGCTTTGGAGAGTACGGATGTCTTCTTCTAATTCGGAAATTTCAGTCTCAAGATTCTCCCTTTCGGCCTTAAGATTTCCATTTCCGCAAGATGTTAAAAATATAAGGCAAATCAGCAGTATAGAAATTAACTTTTTATTCATCAATGTTCTCCTTTGCACCGGACCCTTCGATGCCGCTACAGAATGTATAATTAGCTTTGTTCCTATGAACGACAATTGCGACATGATCAAATGTTTTGAGTTCATAAGTCATCATCGGATTGACCTTACACGCGTAGATGACAAGATCGTAGATTTGACTCGTAGTGAAATATCCAATCTCTTTCGGAATAAGGTCGAGGCCGATTGCGATGAGTCTGTAAGTCTTCTCGTCGAAGTTAGTAGCCATTGTTAGTCCTCCTTTTCAGGCAAATTAGCAATCCTTTTGGCCAGATCGATGTACTCATCTAACTTCTCGGAATCACAGCTATCGAGCTGCTTTATCAAATGCCATTTGGCATATAAGCCATATCGACGCGTACCGTTAGCACCTGTATACCCGATGGAGCAATATTTTACACCATTTGCATTTCCTTTTGCAAAATCCAATGGACAATGATCGCACAAGGTATTATAATTCTGATTTGCGTATTCGCAACACCAGCATAGGTTAAAAGGAGTTTCTTCCCATCCAAAATGGATAAGTGCATCTACTTTATTGATACGAGTACGTGTTCTAGCCGATTCATCCGCTATGTAATTCCACATGAGCCGATGTCTACGAATAGCCTCTTCTTTTGTCAACTTTTCTTTGATACTCACGGTTATCTCCTCTCATTCTTGAAGTAAACAATAGCAACTGCAACGCCAATTATAATAACTCCGATAGCGGCCCCAAGTGTGAAGATACCAAAGAGATAAAACGCAAGTTCAATAACTGTGCTTTCCATTGTAATTCTCCTTTTTTAAATATCATTTTATTAATAGAATCTAAATTTTTCGAATACTGCCCCTCCGACAGTATATTTATAGCAAGGATAAACGATGGCAAGCTCAGGATATCTACTCTTGAGCAGCCTTACAAGTTTAAAGTTCAGGCCATTGTCGTGAATATCGACGATCACGACATCTCTGTCTGGGGTTAAAATGTTATCGATCTCTTTTACAAGCATGTTGGTATAGAAATCAATCATGCCCGAAGTAGAATTAGATGCAACATTGGGAGGAAAAATATCTTTGATTTCCCCGCCAAGGGCCATTGCATCATTGAACATATCGTCCGTCCATTTGAGATGAGACTTCTTTGATACGTTCAGAACCATAAAATATCACCTCCGTACTAATCATTATAGTCCGTATCGAGTGTTTAGTATGTTGCGGATTGCGCAAGCCTTCAATTCCGCAACAGAAAGTTCGGCAATCGCGGCATCGACAAAGCCTGGTTCTGCATTATTAAAGTGATTATATGCCACATTCAGATCATCGATAGCCTTCCAATATTCGGTTTTCAGTTCGTTTACGGTAAGCATGAAATATCATTCCTTTTCTTTAAATTTGAGAGGCTTAGAGTTCTGATAACGAGCGCATTCAGTAAGACACTCGTTGCAAGGCTCCTCGGTTGCTGAGGTGCTCTGGTACTTACATTTGGGACACCATTCATCATATTTGATAATCTTCCAGCCGGTTTCCATTAGATTCCCTCCTTTTCTATTTTATCAATGGTTGCCTCAATAGCGGTGCATATTTTTTTAACGGTGTCTCTGACGCCCATTGCGTACATTACGGAATCAGAGTCGACAATATTAATTTCTCTGGTGGCAGCAATAATCATTTTAGCCATATGAATCATACCCAAGGCGTACATGCTTTTATCTCTATCGGTCATTCAAATCTCTTCTTTCTTACCAGGTTCTGTGAATTTGAAGAATCTAAGGTTGGCTTCTTTTGAGAATTTAGCGATATATTCTTCGAAATCGGTATTGGTACCTACCCACAAAATATCATAGATGTAATCCACGGGTTCAAGATACCAGTAATACTCGTCGGGAAGATCGGTTGGATAATGGAACCTTACAAGAACGTAATCTGGTTTATTTGACTTGAGCCAAAGCAATACGTGATTATAATAGTCGCTCATAAAATATCACTCCTTATAATTCTTGGGATCGGCAATATAGCAGTCCATCCAACTTGGATCCCATTTATGCTGAGAAATATCTTCGTGATGTTCGTCTTCGGTTACGATGAAAACATTATCGTCATCCACCTTGATTCTAACCCATCCAATAGATACAAAATTGCAACTCCCATCGGATTTTTCAAAACGCAGCACGAGATATACAAATCTCCCATTCATCCCGAGAAGTAACTCTTTGGGAAGAGGCTCGATGGCAGTGGGTTCTTTGAGCTTTTCGAACTTTTCAGGAGTGTAAAGGAACGGTTTATGTCCTTCTCCTTTTAGCGGATACATAAAAACGCTCAAAGGATCTCCCTCATCCTCGAACACAACTTCGCCATTAGCTTTGGCCTTATTGAATTCATCAACGAGATTACGAACTCTTTCGACCGTCTCCTTATGAGAATATAAGTCATCAAGCTCAGGATGAGTCTTTCGCTGGTTCAAAGCCCAAAGAAGATTCCAAGCAGCAGCACGCAGATGGTCTTCATCCATCTCTCCAGCGATGAACTTAGCGAGATGACGAGCGGCAGAGTCACAAAGAGAGTGCAGCGGAATTCCTTTATCCACATTATGCTCTCCATACTTTTCTGCACCCTCCTCGCAATGCTTAGAAACTTCCATGATGCCATACCAAGGCAGAAGATCCATGCGACCAACGCCTCGTTTCATGTCTCGAACAGCACCAGTTTTGAACTCAGTACGTTCACCAGAATCTTTAATCATTGTTAATCCTCCTTGCTAATATAGTCGTTGATAAAATTCTCAGGATCAGATTCTTTGGCTTCTTTAAGAATTCTTTTCATCTCCGCAAGATCTTCTCTTGCGAGTTTTGTACTAAAGGAAATATCACGGATCGCTTTGGTAAGCTCTTTCAAGGTCTTGTTAATATCCTCGAGTTTCTCCGCGCATTGTTGTTCATAGCTTTTCATTTCAAATCCTCCTTAAAGAATGCGGGCAGGGCATAATTGGGGCTTGGATAGTTTCTCACAAGATCGATGAAGTAATCGATGTCTGCTTCGAACCTCTCTTTTGCCATGAGAATATAAGCCTCTTTTGGATCTGTTTTCTTAGAAGCTTCTTTTAAGTATTCAAGCAACGATATGAAAGACGATTTCGAAATGAATTTCTTATCGAAATCAAATTCATAAGTTTGATAGTCATATTCCATAAATATCATTCTCCTTTAAATTTCTTTTAGTGCCTTATTGCATGCCTCATTTGCGGATTCCATTCTACGCTTATAATACTCTCGTTCCATAGCCATGTCAGCATCTTTCATACGTTTCTCACATTCTGAAGCATACTTCTCCAGAGCGTCGACCATAATCATTAACTCGTACTTAGTAAAATTGTTACTCATAAATATCATTCTCCTTTATTGTTTTTTTTTTTAGATTTGTTCCATACTATGTTAAAATATGCGTAGTAGAATCTCCATCGTTCCTGTCTTGCAAGCTTTGGATTTATATTCTCCCATTTTCGAATATCGCGAATGATGGGATTATATGAATCATTTTGAAAAAGAGCTATTCTAGCCATATGCTTAATGGTTTTCTTTGAAGGATTTCTCATTTTTGATTCTCCTTTGGCTTTCCAGTTCAATTGCAAACCGGACAGATTACCCAAATATCAGGTCCTCTCACGCTTCCGGCATCATATGTCATATAACTTTGCATTGCTTTTACTTTACCCGTTCCAAAACAGCAAGGGCAGATATCTTTGAAGTAATCAGATATCGGATTTCCCATATTATTGTCCCTTTCTCAATTCATTAATCTTATCAATCCCGTAATCGATAGTTTCTTTTATGATTTCGCTACCGCCATTGATTATATCGTTAGCGGTTTTTCCAGTTGTTTCATACACATACTCCACTGTATCTGGAGTAAGCATGCTAGAAATTGCCATGGTATAAATCAGGTTTTTCGAGGGGATTAAGATCGTTAATACTACGGAAACAATAGTTCCTACAAGAAATACTTTAAATTTGTGAAGGTGCTTTTTTGCGCGATTTATGTAAGTTTGCCTTTCGGGGTACCCGATTTCGGCATTCTCCATGCTATCGGAAAAACATCCGAGATATAGCAAAGATGTGAGTGCCAAAGCAATGCACACCAGAATCATAACAATCTTTATCGCATGTATTACATCTGCCGCATAAAACAGCCAGGGGTTAATGATCGGATCAGTACCATTATACAAATTAATCATAATCAATTCTCCTTAATCCATAGATTTATAGTAGAGTATAAGAATGAAATACCATACGAATTGAGCAACTAGAAAAATAACCGCAAGTATCACTAACACAATTGCAACTTTTTCGAGTATACCTAATTCGCAAAATAATTCCACAACTTCAGAACAAACGTCCATGTTATTTTCCTCCGTTGATAAATCTTCGTTCATTGAAGTTCTTCTTTTTATTGTATGCCCCATAGATAGCAGTATCAATACTAGACCTGCTCTTGAGATGATAGTAATACAGGTCCATGTAAGGCGTGTTTAAGCGATCTATTCTTCCTGCGGCTTGAGTCATAATTTTATAGGAATAGCTTTGGCTGAAAAATATAATGGTGTCTGTGGTTGTGCAGTTCCATCCTTCTGCTCCAGCCGTGTATTGTACAAGATATACCCACTTTGGTCCCGTAAGAATATCTTGATGTTTATGACCATTCCACTGCGAATACGGATAGCCGATACTTTCTAAAAGTTCGATAAGAGCATACAGCTCATAATCAAAATTATAAAACAGTATCACTCTAGGATGCTCCGAAAGTAAGTCTAAGAAAGTTTCAAATCTACTGGTGTCGAGATTTACTAACTTTCTTAAAATTCTACATAATTCAGCTGCATCTTTTATCGGCTCTCCCGCTTCTACATTCCATCTGCGTTTCATTATCTCTTTGTACGTGGAAATATCATATTCACAGTTAATGTAGTAATGATGAGCTCTTGTCATGCGATTAAAATTCATATTGACAAGAATTCTATCGCGAAGACGCATCAATCTACCTACATTTAAATACTTTTCTACTTTCGGATATTTAGAGAATCTAGAGAAGACCACATGCTCTCTAAGAAATTCAGTTCGATTTTTGTAGAAACCATTCGCTACAAACAATGGAATGTAATCGGTCCAAGTATCACCGGGAGTAGCACTTAACATAATCCATTCGTTATTTGCAGCTATTTTAAGAAAGTTTCGTACCCAGACTCCATTACCAACAACTCTTTGCTCGTCAAATATAAAGAAAGCACCTTTTATGTTTACATAGCGTTTGATGTTGTTCCAGGAATCTATCATTACAACATTCTTATAAAGGTTTATTTTTCTATCGGGAGAAAGTTTAAATGGAATGAGTTCTTCTTCCCATTCCGCAGTATCTCTTTTTCTAGCAGTTGTAATGATAACAAGATTTTTTACAGGTTCAGTCATTCTAACGTATTTACCGGTGTTTACTTCTCCACCATTACGAATATAATAGTATGCTAAACCGGTTCTGCTTTTTCCCGATCCAACTCCACCGCATAAAACGCATCCGTTTCTCATTTTTCCGAGCGCTTCTTCTTGATAGTCATACAGACTAACTCCGCCCATAATATCAATTCCTTTCATCTGATTTCTTTCTGATTTCTACATACTTATCAGAAGGATGCCTAAAAATGCAGTCTTCTGGATATTTTGTTTTGCATTTTATCAGGCAATAATTGTTTGTTACGAGGTGCCCATCAGTGAATATTCCCATGGTGCAATAATACAAAGGCTGACCGTCAAAATTATCAAACTCTGTATTTCGCGACGTATCGTCCATATGTGAGACCCTCCTTTTCGGCTTCTTTAATAATTTCATCAATGGACATACCAGATTGTTTTGCTCTAGACTCCTGACGATGTTTTTTCATAAGCATACTTAATTCGTTCCTCTTCTCCATGTATGTGCGTTTTAGTTTTGTTAACTACTTTTCTGCAAGCATCACAATACTTACGTTTGTGTTTTGTACTAAACGCAACTCCACAGAACACACAATGACAAATCATGATGATACTCCTTTCTAAAATATAAATGGTGGGGCGTACAGGATTTGAACCCGTAACGAAGCAGTTATGAGCTGCCTGCTCTACCTAGTTGAGCTAACGCCCCATGTACCCTCTGCATGGACACCTACAGAGGGCTATAATCTTATAAGCTACTCATTCAAAACGGACCATTGCGACGTGGGCTTTATTCGACCTCATAGCTCATAAAATATCAATGATTAGAAGGGGAGATCGCGATCATTTTCACCGGGGTTCTGGTTCGAAGTGTCACCAGCGTGGAATTCGGACATATACCGCTGATAGTAAGGATCGTAGTCGAGATCCTGATAGACATAGAGAATGTCGGCATAGAGACTCATGGTTTCAGGATGCCGAGAGCTCCGATACAGCTTGCACTGGCAATCAACCTTTTTCACGCGAATATAATCCAGTTCGCGGAGCATGGCTGCCGTGCACTGGATACGATTTCCGTCAGGAGAAATCCAGTAGATGTGCGGAGGGTAATCAGACTCCATGTTAACGTTCACCTTAGCATAGAAGGTAGGGCGGAACTCACCCTCGTAAACACGGTTGGGATTCGGACGAGTCTGCTTGACATTAACACCAAGGGCAATAAGCGCTTCTGCCTGCTGGGGATCGGGGATAACGATGTTGAACACCCTCCGGTTGGATCCGAAACGGTCACGCTCAGGATCGCCGGAGAAGTTCGTGTTGAAAATAAACCGAGTATCATCAATGTTGATGACGTTCTTACGATTCATAGGAGTGTTCATACTATCTAATCCTTTCTTTAATAAAAAACTTAAGAGAGGTTTCCCTCTCTCATAATAGGGGATGTAAATTTCGCGAATCAGAAATTCGGAATACAACGGTTTTCAAACTTTTTGTATGCATCGAGATACCACTCGTTCTTGTCGCCGTTGAATGTCAGTTCGTAGTACATACCGTCGGAAATATCAGTGCTGATGAGAAACTTCCAATTCTGGAGAGTCTTACACTGCCACACAACATATACTTCGAACAAGGGAACCTTGTCGGTTTTGTCAATATGCTCCAGAACGTAATCGGACACGAGTTCGCAAGCTTTCAGACGCATGTTCATAATATCACACACCTCCAGATAATGCATTCAGAACTCTAGCAAGTTCGTCATTAAAAGTGCTAAACATCGAGTTGGACTGGTTGCCGGGATCGCTGCAACGAATCTCATCTTCGCCGCACCACCGCTTGAATTCTTTATGGAAGCTATCGCCCATAATTTTCTTGCAAACGCAGAAAGCGAATCCGGCCCACTTGGTGTAAATATCTCCTTCCGCGCATTTAACGACCGTCTTGGTGTCATCGGCCCAAAGAATAATGGTAGCGGGATCGTTAAAAATGACTTTCTTGATTTCAGGAAGGGTATTAGTTTTGCACTTTCCAATCGCAAAGAGATGAGACCCGAAGTTCTTGCGAAACGCGTCACGAGCTTTTTCCGTCTCGAGATCGGGCTTCGTATTTACCGAAGTGGATAATGTAAACTGGGGGTAATGTGAAGCAATATCAGGAGTGGGTTTATATAAGGGATTGATCTCCCAAGCACCATTACCGAGGGGGATTATGAAGCTGTTGCCGAAATCGCATTTAGTCATAAATATCATTCTCCTTTGTTCTCGTCTTCGTCATAACTAAGATTCACATAAGTGCCCCCATCATGACAGAAACTGATACTAATGAACGTGGGACGTTTCTCGAGAGACATCGCAAAACGGATAATATCTTTTGCCTTCTCGAGAGAATCTTCGAGCTTAGAAATAGTATACTCTGCGGGGTTGGGTTTATCTTCCTGTTCAAAAAATTCCTTAGGAGTGTAGACCACATGAATGCAATGCTGTCCGCTAAGGCCAAAATCACTACTAGGGCATTCAAACCACCGAGTACCATCGCATTTATGTTTTTGGTCATACTCGCAAACCGGAATGTAATCTTCTTTAGGCATAAATATCACGCTCCCAACTGAACGGTAGTATTATCGATTTCCCAGGGAGGACCAGAGGTTTCCCACGGGGCAATACCAATATCATCCGTTACGAACCATTCGAAATCACCATACTTACTAATAGACTCAACGGCTTCATCTACGAGTTTTGTATAGTAATCGAGATCTACAATCTTCTCAGGCATATTAGGATACAAAATCCTAATCATCTCGCTCTCAAGCCATTTGAAGCCGGATGTACCCGTAACGAATACGTATTTTGTTTCGCCACCGGATTCTCTCTGACAAACAAGGTCTCCTCCTCCGAAACCATTTGAGACAGGAGTAAACTGCCCGACACGTCCCACAAAAATATAATTGTGCTCGCCTTCAGGGAGTCTCTCGTTCTTATCGAGGTAAATTGCCCCCTTCTGAACGCTCTTGGTTTCGCACATGTCGTCAAAGGTAATAGGTTCTTTACTGAAGAGAGTCTTAAAGACATACGGTACTGCAAACTGAGTACCAGTAGCGGTCCATTTGCCACCCTCTTCTGCGTTCTCACCAGGAATATATCCATATTGAGCTTGACACCAATCGCTAGTGGCAAATCTAGCAATATAAACAGCGTTATTAACGAGTGTCATCTTGGCGTAAGTTGCCTCGTGCTCAAAGGTGTATCCATAGCTCTTAGCGAAGTCCATGCAGAATGCAATGATCTCGGGAGTAGCACCAGGAATCTTGATCGAATCGGTCTTGATGTGAGCCACCTTAAATCCTTTAGCCATAACCTCATCCTGCAAGGTCTTCATGAACAACGCACCACGCAAAGCCACAATGTTGTTAACATTGCGAACGTCACGGAAGGGATTATCGAACTTAGCACTTGTGAGACCATAAACCGAATTGATGGCGATTTTGAGAGCCTGAGCCAACGCTTTTGCCTGTTTGGGGTCATTGAGATACTTAACCAGACGTCCTCCGAAGAGCTGTTTTGCCTTGTCGTACTCTTTATGCTTTATAAGAATACGAGTGTCCAAAATATCTTTGAAGTATTTCGTATACTCTCCAAACAGATTCAGCTGAATGATGCTATTTGGATGCAGAGACGCTACGTCAAGCAGACCAATACCAGCATACATACCAGGTTCGGCATAGACATAACCGCCAAGACCCAAATCCACTCCACGGTACATGTTATGCATGTAGCCATCGTCTTTTTCACCAGGACGATTAAGTCTACGGAACTCATATCCTTCGAATTTGTTCTTAGGATTATAGGTTCCATCGCTAGACATACCAGTAGCGAGGTCCGTATAGATAAGGCGAGGATGCTTTTCTTTACCAAATATAATTCTGGTAGTAAGAGTATTTGTCGTATCATTGACAGTCATACCGGCGATGTCAGCCAGAATTTCTCGAGCAATAAAGTCGCCTTGCCGATCGTTCCATACGGCTTCGGTTGCCATGACATCGTTTTCGCAATATCCAGCAACTTCGTCCCAGCGGTCTTCAGGAACATTTTGATCCCAAGGAATACCGAGCTCTTGGTGATGGATGCCAAGATCGATCTCGAATTTCTTAAGACTCTGCTTCTTTGCACTGAAGTCATAAATATCAGTGTAACTGATATTATACGCTTCTCCAAAGAAACCCTGTTTTTCGTTGATGATGCTTTGAGAAAGACCATAGAGTTCCTGGTTGGTGAACCCAATAAGACGCGCATAAACGATGTGATTATCGTACTTTCTATTATTGAAACCGACAAGCTTATATTTAAGCAAGGGTTCAATATCAGAAGGAGTAGGATTAATCATACGCACTGCTTTTTTGTCTTCTCCTTGGAATTTCCAAACGAGAATGAACAGATTTGGGAACACCTCGACATCAAAGAATACGATCCGCGTATCATCGTAAAGATCAATCTTAACATCTTCTTTATCCTTGGATTTGAAGTGCATTTGGCCAACCTTTTTGATGCAATACTCTGCGTTATGAGAGCTACTAGCTGCAAATGCGGCGACGGCATTGTGCATATCGTCCACATCATAACTAAGAGGAGAATTGTACGCATCGTTCAGAATTTTCTCAATGAAGTCGATTGAGGGTTTCGTATAAGGATGATACTCTTTGCGGAGATTCCTTTCGATCATTGCCCTCAAAGCGGTTTCCGACTTGATCTCCTTTATGCTTTTCACCGCTTTCTCTCCTTTCAATGGTAAACCTGACGAGAGCGAAGCAATATCAAGGTTATTGCATTTGGAAACCATCCTGCGCAATGATGATTTGCCAGTAAATACTTTAACCTCAATATGCTGCTCATAAATACGAGATAGGGTCGAAACATCTCCTTTGTAGATATAATGAAGATGGACGCCGGAACCAGATTTACTTAGCTCTGCATAAGTAGCAGGCCATTTAGAAGCTGCTTTCAGATTTGCTTCAAGATCTTTGGATCCGTCTTTGGCGGGAATATCAAAGTCGATCACTATGTGATTCTCCGGAACTTTCACATAATGAAGCATTGATGTATCCAAATCTTTAAGCGTAGTATTCACCTTATCCCATGCTTTATAAGGGGTACCTTCCTTATTAGCATATTGGGCAGGACAATCTTTGCAAATATCGTCCAATATGGAATGCTGCGCTGTGAGATTTAACCAATCAGGAAAATCCATTGATGTCTCAGAAACGTTAGAAGGTTTGTCCTCAAGTTCTGGATCAGAGAACTTTTCGGTCCTGAACCCGCTATAATAGCTTCTGATTCTCGTGCCATCTTCTTTGGTGAGTCGCTCATCATACCTTCTAAAGTACGATCTCAATTCCTCTTTGAATACTCGCTTGTTCATGGAGTAAGCAAGACTTGCGTTTTCGTTATAAGTCTTGTACATCTCCCATGCGACTTTCAAACTCACGCCATCTTCCTTCTTGAAAATATAATAAGAGTCAAGCATGAAGTTATAAAAATCGTTAGTAGCGTTTAACATTCGCACAGGAATATAATCATCGTATTTCCGCTTGTTAGATTCATAGACGTTTTTGCAATGCAAAGCTATTCCGCCGAGTTCGAATTTAATCTTGCCTGTTAGCAAGTAATATCTGTCACTAGGAATTTTGCGATGCGAAGGTTCGACGTCGATGAGTCGTCTAATTATACCCGACTTAGAATCAGTGATCCTAACCGGTTTATTCGTGCCCATGAACAGAAACGACTTGAACCGATTGGAATACGAAGACTTGAATTTCTCATTGATCATCATTTGTTCGTGCGAAACAAGAGAATTCAATTTGGTATTGTCTTCTATTCTGCTCAAGTCGCCGTCATGTTCAATGGCAACAAGCGGATTAGTTCGAAATGCTTCCAACGCGAAAGCATTGGACGATGAGGTTAACGCTCTGGAGTCAAACACAGAATAATATCCATCAAAGAGTTGCTGAATAATATTCAACACGGTAGACTTACCAGAGCCAGGTTCGCCGTACAACACGATGAATTTCTGAATCTTTTTGGAGTCGCCGTTGACGATACTACCAATCGCCCACTCCAGTTTGGCTCTATCATCAGGGTCATAAAGCGTACTCATGATTTCTTCGTATGCAGGAATAGGCGTATCTTCCAAAGGATACGACAATTTCTTCGAAGCATACATTTCTTTCGTAACGGCGGTATTGGAGAATATCAAGGTATCATCCAAGCTATGATAAGAATCTCGGAGCTGGTTTTGACAATACTTATGCCAAATATCAATCATTCCGCTTTCGGCATCCCACATATGCAGAACGCGATGGTTCTCTCCAAGGATCCCCCTATTAGCTTGTTCAAACTCGTCAAGTTCTTTATCGATAAGCCTGATTGCATCTCCCTCGCTAGTGGACCAAAGTTTCTTTTCTTCAATCCACACCGCGTAGAAATCCCCTCCTCGAATCATGAGATCGCTTGATTCTTTGATGATGAACCTAGGATATACTTCAACAAGGCCTTTACGAGTCCTCGTTGCTACCATCATAAAATCAAGCATTCAACGCGACTCCTCCTTTCTTGCCTAATTTTTAGATCTGGTCGTGCAATACGGTAGTGATATACGCATGCATTTGATACCAAATATCAAGCTTACGCATATCGAAGTTTTGGTCGTTAATCAATTCTTTGGGAATCGTGAATAAACCACCTTCGCCATTATAGGAATATCCACGAGAATCAAAACGATCCATGATAGCGCGAGCTTTTGCTTCGTCGAAACTTCTATCGGACATTCCTCCAAGGCCGAGAGAACACACCATTTCCCAAAACCATTGCCCGGTTCGATCCCCATAGTCGTCATCGGTCATAATACTATCTTCCATTCGATACGCCAACGCTACCATCATTTCGAGCATATTGACGGTGGGGCAAATATCACAGATGCTCATGTCACCAAATTTATGCTCGAAGCGATGGCGCATGGAAATAGCATCGCTTGCCCGAGCTTCATCCTGAATGATAGTAGGAACGAAAGGTTCATTAAACAGGAAGGTGAACAACATGTGGTAATTGACGTCATTCAGACTCCGGTTCTCCCACACAAAATGGACCAGCCAGTCGAAATACTGCCTGACAGAGGGCACATAGGGCATTACTTTTCACCGCCTTCCATGTTGTTGAGATCGCATCCCTCATCTTCATAGAAAAAGTGGACACCATCCCCGCAATCTCCGTCGGGGAGGTTACGAGCCGCAGGATCCCAGCCCCAAACTTCTTCGAAGGTCTTTGCAGAGCGATCAACCTGATAGTCCTTCTTGTAGACATGGCTTCGAATATAAACCACGTCGGGCTCATAGCAACCCATGTATTTGAGGGAATCAGGACCAAGAATTTTCGCGGTGTCTTCCATGAGCTCACCGGTTTTATCGTAAGCGACCCAACCGTCAGCAAACAGTGTGAGAAATCGGGGCTCGAAGTTCGGATTCTCCCCGAAGTCGTCGGGCTTAATGATTTCATACATAGTATTTCCCTCCGCGTCAGTGGTATCATAGATGGAGCTACCGTCTGCGCGCTGAAGATGAAGTTTCTCCATAGCGAATTTAATGCCTCCTTCTCGAACCTTGTCGTTGAACGTTGCTTCGCGATTCTTATCGATTTCCTGATACATCTCGCGCATGTCGTTGATCTCGTCATCAGCCTGCTTGCGATACTTTTTCTCAAGTTTATCGTTAACAGCTTTATAGGTGACACCGGCACCGGCAACAGCACCAATCGCAAAAGCCATGACCGCAATAGCAATGTTATAAAGTCTCATACTAATTCTCCTTTTTAAATATAAATCTTAGATCTTGTTGATGATGTTGCCGTCGCAGTTAAAATGCAGCCAGATGTTGGGCTCGTAACCTTCCAGGAAGGCCTGCTTAATGGGATCGTTGCTGTAGATACCGAAATCGATGAAAGAGTCGATATTGGGGTTCTCAGGATCGTAAATCCAACCAGCAAACTGACCGATCTGAGTCCCGCGCATTCCGATGGAATCGAGAGCCTCATTCAGGAACAGATATCCACGGGTCTTAAGCTTCTTCATGCAAGAACGCTGCGCCTGGAGCAGAGTAATACGGTTAAGCTCAGGATCTTTCTCCCAGGTGCCGGGGGCGTTGTTCTCATCAAACAGGAAGCTGTACGGGTCATCGACTTTATCGTCATGCTTTTCGCCCTTCACAGTGACATCGTTGCCGTCCTTATCCTTCGCGGAAATATCAATGGCTTTGATACCGGTCTCAATTTCCTTCTGGACGTCATCGCCGAATCTCTCTGCAACCCTGGCCTTGTACTCCTCGAACGCCTTGGTTACAGCAGCGTAGGCGGCAACAGCGGCACTATAACGCTTGCGCATGATGACATGAGAGCCAATCATGCAGCCGAGACCGCCCCCGATGAGAATAATGGCGGGGGCATAGACTTTGAGCACCTTAACAGCAGTCTGAACATACACGATGGTAATATCACGAGAAGCGTCATCTTCGGTATAAACCGCATCTTCCTTGAGCTTGATCGTACCGTCCTGAGCACCATGAATCATTTCGAGATTCTTATCGGCTTCTTCGATCATAGCGGGAATCTTAAGGGTAGACTTGCAAGCAACAACAGTGCCAGCAATGATACTGACAGTACCCGCAACCATGAGGATTTCGGGAGAATGCTTCTTAACTTTGAACATCGCTTTATGAGCAACACGAGAAGCGGCTTCAACGAAAGTATTGAATTTCATAAATACAATCTCCTTTCTTAGTTCTTAACAGAATGGGACTTGGGGTAGTGAATGCGATAGACTTTATTACCGTAATGATAAGCGGAATAAACAAAAGCGTCATCGAGATTAGGCCAACCACGATCGCTGCTATAAATAAACGCCGGGAATTTGGCGTAACCCATATCATCGGCAATGGTAAGAATGTCAGCGACAGATACCCAATCATAATCCTTGAGAATATCCTTTGCTTCATCAAGAACATGACGCGCATCGATGAGGGTCTCGAAATTCATCTCAGCCAAAGCTTTGACGGTTTCGTCTTCATCGTATTTACGAACGATGGTGAAGGTATCAGCAAACTTTTTTGCAACGACAGCAACGCCAACGCCCGCGAACAGATTAGACAGTAACTTATTCATAGATATCCTCCTATTACTTAATCACGACGGCCTTAGGCAAGATGATGATGAAACCGCCATTGATTGCCTTGATATCGGAGCCGCGAAGGTCATACCAGCCATACTTATTGTCGGTCCAGTTGGTACTAATACCAGCAAAATCATAGTAATCAGCTACCGTAACTTTACCGTATGTGGCCAGAGTCTCAAACATTGCGTTCAGAACCCCTTCGGCATCCCGCCGGGAAGTGAACTGCAAATTCCTATAGTCATGATCAGGAGCTGCCTGCTGACCATAATTTTGAGGAACCTGATTCATAGCATACGAAGGAAAGTTCCAGGTATAGAAACTAGCCAAAGAGTTTGTTCCAGGGCGAGCAATATTAGGGTTGTTGTAATACGACGTATACGGACGATTTGCCGGACCGCTACCATTGGTATAAAACACCATATTGATGGCATTAACCAAGGAATTTACGAGAAAATCACGGCCGGCAGGAATGACCATGTCGTACACTATCGTGTGACCAATCTTGGCAAGATCACCAGGAACAAATACTTTTGCGAGTTTCTGCAAAGGACTTTTCTTTTCGACAGTAACTTTGCCCTTTACCACTTTTTCCTTATGTTCTTCTTTAGAAGTATTAGTCGCGGTATTCTTTTCAGAATCAAGACTGGATACTTCCTTAGAAGTGCGAGATGCGTTGGGGATGTTGTCGATATCAATTTTAGCCATACATTACCTCCCGAAAAAAATAAAGCTAAGAGCCTATGTTTCCATAAGCTCTTAGCCTTTTGGTTAAACCTTAATCGTTACTCCGTAGCACTATCATCAGAGTCTTCAGCGGGTGCATCAACGTCCTCATCAACGACCTCGTAGAAGTCTTCGGGCGCGTCATCGCCGTTCTCCTCGACCTTCTTGCCAAACTTGCGACGGAAGAAGTTCATCGGAGTGTGACCACTCTTCACGGCCTTCGAAATGCCGACACCTGCGACGATCACCACTGCAACACCAGCGGCAATCATCCCAATAGCCTTCACAACGTTGGCCTCGTTGGTGGTCTCACCAGACGACTCCATCACATCTGCAGGATTGACCTCGACAGTCTCGGGAGCAGCCTCAACAGCCTCGTTCTCCATAGAAGTCTCGTTCGTCATAACATTCATGTCTTCCATTGTTGTTTCCTCCAAATATAATTAGTGTGTTAGGAGAACCCATTTAGCCCTCCATAATAGAAGATGTAAATTTCGCGAATCCTTACTGATCGTTTTCCATGCTTTTCACGTGCTCCATGAATGCTTTCTTGTTAGGAACCACATTCAAAGCCTTATGAATAGCTGAACCAAACAGCATACCCGCGACGAATACGAAACCGGCAGTGATAAGCTTATTCATCATGATCGTCCTCCTTATCTTTTTCGTAAAGTTCGGCACCGTGTGCATGGTCCAATTCATCCAATTCATCAAGAGCAGCAAGGAACCGATCGGACATATCCTGAGCGCCATTAATATGCCCCGCTGCATATGCGGTACCAACGGCGGAGATAACCCCAATCGATGCAAAGGCAGATACAGCAATTGTAACAATGATGTTAGACTTCTGAACGCCGAACTTAGCATACATTGCTCTAAGGACATTACGCATAATGATCATTCTCCTTTCTATTAATACAGATTCCCGTCGAGAGTCTCAAGCTGGGCACGAACGAAATTCGCAGTAGTACGAAGGATAGATTCCATCTCCCGAAGAACTGCGATCTTCTGCTCGCGAGTGAAGGTACGTGCGTACTCCTGAGGATCGCAGAGATTCGTAAGCAGGAGCTTAAATGCCTTCTGAGCGAGTTTAGTATTCCGAGTGGTGTCGTACATAATCTTAGTGATGTTTCCCATAATAAATACTCCTTTAAAAAATATAAAGCGGAAAGCCTATGTTTCCATAAGCCTTCCGCCTTTCGGTTAGTTTCTCATCTCTTCGATGGAGTTACAGATTGTTCTCCATACAATACTGAATGAACTTTGCCGATTCCTCAGGATTATGTGCCTTGAGAGCGTTCAGTACGTACTTGATGCCGTCACGGTTTCCGAGCTTGTAGCCACAGCACAAAAGCATGTAGCAACCAAGCATGGCACCGCTAACACCAGCACATACACAGAACTTCTTCTTGGCCTGCTCCTTAAGGGCAGCGGTCTTTTCAGTGTTTTCGCCTTTCATAAAATTGTTACCTCCATAAAATATCAATGAGAGGACCTCCCTCTCATAATAGACGATGTAATTTTCGCGAATCCTTAGTAAGAATGCAGCGGACGAGGAAGCTGGACATACCCAACAACCAGAGCCGGATTGCCCTTCTCATCAAGCCTCGAGGAGTACGAAATGTCCAAATATCCAGTGTCGATACTCCAGCCAAGGTCGTCACCAAGAAGCACACTATCAAGGCCAATCATGCTGAACCAGTCATTTTCGCTCATAAAGCACTCATCTCTCATGAGTCGGTTCATTTCGTTGACCGCTTTCTCAAGGCGATTCTTGTTGGAAGGGAAATATCTGCCAGTAAGCGAGTCGTAGCACTTGATGCAATCGTCGTCAATGATGACAATATCATTAGACTTTGCTTTGACAGGCTGAGGGACTGCCAGCTGAGCATCCGCCTGAGCTTTCTCGCGAATCTCGTCAGCTTTTTCCTTGCCGACGATTTCCTCGGCTTTCTTGGTGTAATTCTTGAGCGCAGTCTCACTCATTGTGTACGCAGCTGTAAGAACCGCATTCCGATGCAGACGAATGCTGGATGCACCAACAATGCACGCAACACCAACACCAGACGCGACAATAGTGCGCAAATATCCAGGGACAATGATCTTGACCTTCTCCTCAGTTTCAAGAGGAGCTTTCTTTGCTTCCTCCTTATCTTTGAGAAGCTTCATGACCTTCGGAGTATCCTGGATGGCGAAGACAGTTGCACTAATCATACTGGCAATACCCACAGCCACCAGAATCTCGGGTGAACGCTTGACAGTTTCATCCTTGATACGGGTGATGAACGAATTGAGTTTCATTATTAGTCTCCTTTCAAAAATATAAAGGCAAGAGCCTATGTCTCCATAGACCCCTGCCTGTTTTCAGAAGTGTAAATTTCTACGCATAGCATCGAAGCGCTCTTGCTCCTCAATCTCGCATCTACGCTTGAAAGCTTTAAACTCTTTCCATTCCTGGTTCAGCCGAACAGGATACGTGACGACCTTCACCACATCGTAAGCAGCCGTAAGCAACATGCCTTTTGCAAGCATCTTGCACGCAGCTCCTACCTGTGTACCAAGGTCATTCGTAAACTGCCTTGCTTCCATGTGTTCACGGTCAAAGCTTTCAAAATCAATACCAGTTTTACGCATAATAATTCTCCTTTGTATGGTAGTGTGTATTCCTTCCATAATAGTAGATGAAAAATTCGCGAATCCTGGGTGAAAAGCAAAAGGGGCATTACTGCCCCTCGAACTTTTCGGCAAACTTCTTGTTTACCTTATCTTCGATGAGTTCATCCATTTCCTGGCTGGATGCTTTGCTATTTGCAATATCAGCTGCAAACGAGCACAGCATCCCAATACCAGCAAGTGCCATTCCGATCATCTTCAGATATTTAGTATTCATAAGTTATTCACCTCCATAATAGAAGCTGTAAATTTCGCGAATCAGCAGCCCATGTATGAAATGTTAGGATTGATTATTGGATTGATAACATAACACATAGTTCCGTCGCCGATATTCGTGGGACGTGCCTCAAAGTCAATCCAGCAATATCCAAGCCATTCTCCAATTTGTTCTATGTTCCAGCCCAAAGATCTTCCTTCTTCAGTTTCGGATGCTCCAATACATCTATAAAAATCGTTAAGCGACGCATAAGATGTTACTTGAAGTTCCCTGTTAACAAAGTTAATAGCTTCTTCAAATTTATGCATCGTCGATTCGAAATATCTATCGGCAAACATATCATAAAACATTACTTTATTATCGTCGAACTGATCCTCTTCAGTTTCTTCAACGATAATCTCGTTTGCGACTTTTTGATCCGTCTCTTCGCCAAACTTTTCAGCAATCTTTTTACGATATGCCTTGTAGCCTTGATCCACAAACGCATATGCTGCAGCTAAAGACTTTTGTTCTTTATTGCTAAGCACGTTAGCCGCTACTACACAAGAAATCGTTCCAATTCCGATTATCGCCGTGGGAATATAAAGTTTCCAACACGCTTTTACGATTTCTTCTTTTGTGATTTCGGGCTGATCTATGGACGATTTTTCTTTCCATTCCTCTCGTGCTCTTTTCTGATCGTCAACCACTTCTTTTGCCTTAAGAGTAGCTCGTGCTGCTTCTATGCTAGTGAGTACAATACCAACACTAGCTGCAACCGTGAGAATCCCAGTTGCATGTTTTCTAGCAAAGTGGTAAACGCCTTTTGCAATATCAATGTTATTCATATTAGTTTCTCCTTTCATTGATTCTTAACAATTTTATACACATCGTGTTCGGACGACTCGATGGTTACTTTAGTGCTAATTCTGATTTTACCATCTTCTCCGTGCTCCATGCGAAATCCGTCAAGATCTATGGTAGTGCCCGTCAATCCATATTTCTTGATAGCTTTATTCAAGAGCATGCTGATAATCATTTTTGCGAATCCACTTTTAAGCATAATCACGTCATCCATACTAATTCCCTCCAAATATAAAATGCACGACTGAGGACTCAAAGAAAAAATAAGGATGAATGAGTTGAACATTCTCTAACGGGTAGTATTACTCGTTGTGCAACCGTACACCAATCCTTCCATAATAGAAGATGTAAATTTCGCGAATCCTAAAAGCTAAGAGCCCATGTCTCCATAAGCTCTAGCCTGGTTTTTACGCAAGAACATTCAGTTCTTTCAAAATATCAGCAAGTCTTTCTCCCGATCTCTTACGAGCATCAATCGCAAGCCACTCGTCATTAGTGAGTTCACGACGAAGTTTCCAATAGTGCCCAAGAGATCTGTCGTAACAATAAAGCTCCTTCAAGTTCTTTTGCTTTCGCAATCTGTTATTCTGGTTTACCATCTTTGCAACTTGCATGACGGTACCCACAACAACAGGTGTCGCAGCAGCAACAGCAGCTATCTGAGCTTTATGATCTTCGACAAACCACTTGACTCTATTTACTTTGTCGTAAACCCAAGCTCTGCGATCAGCTTTCTTCTTGTAGTTCACAAGTTCATCATAATCATAAACTTTACCCATTTTGAATTCTCCTTTATTCAAAGTGTATTTCTCCCATAATAGAAGCTGTTTATTTCGCGAAGGAAAAAGCTAAGAGCCCATGTCGCCATGAACTCTCGCTTGAGCGCCTAATTCAATTTTTCTTAAAAATTTCTTTGAAACATTCCATCATTGTCTTCGATGCAAAGGTTCCGGACTCTTCGAACTTAAAGCCCTTCGCTAACCACTTGCTCCTAAAGCCCCAACCAATGACGAACGTCCCAACCGTTACACCAACGCCCAAGATTTGAAATATCCGTGCGTCACGCGCCTTGACCTGTTCACGCTTGTTCTCCAAATCAATCTTCCGCTCTTCCAAGTCGAGCTTCCGATGATCAAGATGCTTATCGATTTCGATCTCCTCGCATTTCGCATGGATGTCTTTCTCCTTCATACGCATTTGGTGTAAGATTGTGATGTTCTTCATCAGTTCCTTAGCCTCATCGGAACCAGGGTCCAGCTCAGAAAGCTTCTTAAGCTCTTTAAGCAGTTCCTCATCAATCGTACTATAAATGTTGAAATCAGTAGTCATAATAGATCTCCTTTTAAAAATATAAATTCGGTTTCCCATAAAAGGAAATGTTATTTTCGCGGATCAGTTTTTGGTGTAGCTTTAACGCACTTTAGTGTTATATACTCATGCTTTTCAATCTCTTCTGGTGGTTCTGTAACCATCAAAAACATATGCACGGATTCATCTTCGTCATCAAATATCATGACGAGATTTCCTACTTCAGAATTTGCAGCATCAGTGCTAGCGTTCCAGTGCCCAAACGAGTATCCGAGAAAAATGCCGATTATGACAATTACGATTGCCACCCAAACATCAACCATAATAAGGTTCCTCCATATCAGTTCTTATGAATATAAGTGTACCGCAACAATTATATACTTTAATTGGCAAATTCTCTTTGTGAATTGCATAGTCGAAAGCTTTTTTGTTAAGTTCAGCCGTTCCTTTGATGTATCCAGGAATAGACACGTATCTCGGCAACGGCTCCCATATTGCCCATTTCTTACCAGTAGCTATAAACATTTTGCATTCATGCACTCGACATCCAGTAAGACTGTGCCCCACCTTATTGTTATCTGACATAAAGTTACCACCTATTCTTTAATGCTCATTCGGTAAATCGTTTCGAACGAGATAAGTTTTATCCCCAATCTGACTCACAGTTACAGGACACGGGTAATAGTTATTGATTACCTTATCAAGCCCCAAACGAATTGTATGCTGAGTGTTTTCGAGATCACGTTCGAACTGAGGATCATATACGGCGTATTGTTTACCGGACGCCATAAAATCCTTAACTTCATTGATTCTCATTTTACTCCATGTACTAGGACCAGGTTTGCGACCACGCTTCATAATCATTACTCCTTTCAAAAATATAAAGTGGAAAGCCTATGTTTCCATAGACTCTCCACCTTAGGGTTACATATCGGTTCTTCTCAAAAATAATCTGTTGTTACGTTCGTGAACCATAATCGGATAGACTCCGTCAGATCTCCGGATGGCTTCACGAAGTGCGTTTGCCGCCGAGTGGTTGTTCTTGTACTCGTCGCCGATAAATACTTCAACGAGCTTTGTACGCAAACTCATCACATAGTCGAGCTCATCACACAATACGTGATATCGTCCTTCGCGATCAAGGACCAAGTCTTTCTCCGTTGCGGTTTCGTAAATCATAAATGTACCTCCTTTATTTTTGGACATACTTCATGTCCCCTTCATAAAAGAGGATGTAATTTTCGCGAATTTTATGTAAAAATAAGGGATGCAGAATTTTTACACTCTGCACCCCCCAAGACATGTTACCTAGAGAGTCGCTTCGAACACCCTGGGTAAAATGTCAAAACTGTCTCGGATGACATCTTTACTAGTTCGGAGAATCAAAGAACCATAATCCGCAATTAAATTGCAAACCCATTCCTCTGCTTCGATCCAGTATTCTGGTTTTACCAGTTGATGGAGCTCGGATATCAATCCAAAACTTGCCATAACAGCATGCCCTATCTCGTGGATAATAACACGCTTCAGAAGTTCGCCACTTAGACCCTCATAAATATAAATGTTATGCAATCGCACATCGGTTGTGGCTAATCTCGTATTACCTGTTCTATCCACGAGATAAGAGCTGTTGCTTGGAACGTAATATACCCTCCAGAGTATATCGTTCAGGTAAAAACGTTCCATTTTGAATTAGGTGGGCATTTCCCCAACGAGCTTCGTAAGATCGGACTTCATGCGTTTGCGCTGATCAGGGTCTGCGCCTTTGTAAATCTCACGAATGGTGTTCATAACGTCCATCAAATGCTCATTGGCGTGCATGTCCATTGCGTCCTTGTCGACTTGAGACTTCGTTTCGGTGTAATGCCGACGGGAATCAAGGTATTCGCGATAAGGTTTGCCATAACGGTTGTCGTGTTCCGTATCGTAGCTTTGCGAGGAAGGAATTCGCCTCCAGTTCGGAGTATACCCCATACGATCTTCCAGATCTTGCTCGAACATATCCGGATCACGTACCCACCGTTTGATGTTTTCGCGCTGTCTACCTTGCCTGCCCATACGACTCATCTCGGGAGGAATATATCCATAGCGATCTGCTTCGGAGCTTTCCATTGCTTCAAGAATTTTCTTGTAGTAGCAGGACTCCCATTCGTTCTTTTCGGCCTCAGAAAGGTCTTTGATGATATCGGCAACCTCGCCTGCTTCGTGAGTGTCGAGATTAGCAAGACCTTGCTCGGTAGCGTGTTTGAGGCCGTCAGTCATAATGCCGAGAAGCATTGTGATCTTGCTAAGGGTCATTTCGCCCTCATGCTCATGCATACTTTAGCCTCCTTAACACAGTTCCCTTGCCGAGAAAATGGCGTTAGCGCCGATAGTAATAGTCTCGGTGCCGTTGTTTACAACCGTAAGTCTGTCGAAATCTCCACAACAATTCTTGAGGTAGAACGTGCGTTCGACGCTATTAAGCTGACCAGCGGTAGTAGTTTCAGAAACAATCAGGGAGGGCGGATAAGCAAACCCGCTAAGCGCAATAGACAGCTGAGCGGTGCCCGTCGCCCCAGTAGTTCCGATGTTTCCAGTGAACCGTACCTCATATACACCACTCCTACGAAGCTTGATGCTCCCGGTACCATTGGTAGTGCAGGTATCGCATCCGCATTTAAGCAACACGGCGTCGAAAACCGCATTAGTGCCAGGGGCAAGAGTGAGCTCGGTAGTATTGGTAAGCTCAATCATCCAAATGCCCTCCTTTCAGTAAATTCCATTTTGATTTAGGCGCACTGAGCGCAGCAACCGGAACGCTGGAAGGAAGCATACTGCTGACCATTGCAGCAGAAAGGATTGTCCACAATATAAGCAGGCTGCGGGCACGGACGGAGCTGGTTCACGAGATAGGTGTTCTGATTTGCCTGACTCTGAGCCAGATTCAGAGCCTGAACCTGACTACGCAGAGCGGCAATGGTCTCGTCTTTGTCCTGCATCCGGTAACTGACCAGCTCATCATGCAGCGCACGATAATTATCGTTCTGGTTCTGCATCAGAGCGGTAGTCTGGTTCTGGATAGCATTAGTGATTGCGCAAGAATTCTTTGCCAGTTCATACTGAATCTGGGCCTGGCCCTGCCGATTCTCGCAGCAGCAATCCGCAAACTGCCGGGAAAGGGCATTGGTGTTCTGCATATTCGCAATAGTGTCCTGCTGTATGGTATTCTGCAGCGCGTACGTATTCTGGAGATTTGCAACGGTGCTCTGCTGAATAGCAGTCTGGAGCTGATTAGTGGAGTTGAGAACCGCAGTGTTCATGGCATAAAAGCCATCGCACAGACCATTCTCCAGACCATTCAGCTTATTAACAACAGTTTGGTTGTTGAATCCGCGTTCCACGTCACCGACAGTAGCGACGGCAGCCTCACAACCACAAGGATTGCAACCACCGCCGAAACCGCCAATGCCGTTTCGACCAAACCCGCCAAAGAGAACGGCAAGAATGATGATGACCCACCAACCTTCGCCAAAGCCATAGCCACCCATGCCGTTCATCATACCATAACCTCCATAGTTACAGCAGCCATCATTGTTACGAACAACTGCGGCAACATCCGCCGCGCTGAGTCCATTGGAACCGAACATAGATTTACCTCCTCAATGGTAAAACATAATAGGTTTAGGACGAATATGCCTAATTCGTGTTCCTAGGAATCAATTGCGCGCATTATCGATAACCAAGAGCACGAATTGTGCCTAGGTTATCGACGGGTCAAGAATTGCATGGCCTGTCTGCAAGCTTCATCAGGAGAGATTCCATATGTCTTGCAGAGATTCATTGCAATTTCTTCACCCTTCTTGCTATCACCTGTTTGGAGACAAGTGAACAGATTTTGGGCCAGAGGATTCTTTGAAAGCGTCGGATCAGAACGAAGCCTGTTCATCATTCCGTCAATCAAAGGATTATTCATTGACATCGGCATTGTTTGTTTCCTCCTTATTCTTTCGATAAGGCTTATGATACCGATTATTCTTTGTAATCATTTTCTTGATTTCATCGAGCTCTTGTTTGATAGCGGCATACCCATCATTTTGATTCGGTGTACCGTCACCAACAGGAACATCAGGAGACTCTACAGCAAACTTAACGGTGTTGATCCTCCCTTCGCCAGTGAAAAACTTGAGATATACGGCCGATCCATCGTTTAACGGAAATACCGCAATACTTCCATCATTCGGGACCTCGTTAGGCCGAATTTCATCAGGGTTATTCACGATACGACCGGGAAGCACAGAACAAGAAAACTGTGGAGCTCCCATCGGCTGAACTTGAGGAGTTTGAACACGGAAAACCGGTTGAGTCATGGGCATCTGAGGGTACATCGGATAACCCATGTTGTTTTGAGGTGTGACTTGCTGAGGGTACCCAAACTGGTTATTCAAAATATCACTTCCCCTTAAGAGCTTTCATTTCCTTGTCGGCGGTGATTGCGGCAGCCGTAAAGGAATTGTTCTTCCACCAAGCAATTAAGCCAGTGATGACCGTAAAGCCAACGGTAACAAGACTTTCTGCTCGTTGGTAATGGGCAGAGGAGAACGACCGGTTGCGCTCAGAATCTGGTTAACCAAAGCCAGAAAGAAAAACATAGTACGAACCACAGTACCGGCCGTAATACCTCCGAAAATCTTGTGAAAAATACTCTTGATGGCGTTCATCATTGATCATCATCCTTTCCATCATCCAGTGGCAGTTTAAGGATTCTCTCGTACAGGGCAGTGCCAGTACCATTTCCTCCGAGTTTATGATAGTTCTCATAAATGCGTTCAACATTTTTGAGCTCTTCCGTAGTAACTCGATTCTGCTCCATGAGTCGCTGGCATTCTTTGTAAAGCTCAAGATGAAGAACAGCACGAACCCCCATTTTCATGGCTTCGGTCTCTTCATCTTTTTGCTTAAGCTTCTTAGAGAGTCTTGTATAAGCCCCTGTAAGAATCGCCGTGATGACGGTTAGTACGCCTTGTAACATATGCTGAGAGATGATTTCTTCCAAGGGCAATCCCTCCTTAACCATTCCACCGAGACTTAATAGAACGAACATCGACGTGCGTAAAGGTAGAATACCTGCCAATGCCACCGGTATTCGGCATCAAAGTCTCTGCGAAATCCGCAACAGCGCTTGCTGTCACCCCAGAGACCTTAATGTCTGCGGCCGTGCCATAGAGATGCTGCGAATATGTAGCACCGCCAACCTTTTTATTATGGCTTGCAGTACGGAAGGCAGAAGTGATGGTTACGGCTTTACCAAAATGATCTCGGATTTTTTGCAAAATATCGACGAGATCACTCTCGATAAAGACCACATCCGACCCATCTTGACATCTAAACTCTCTTACACGAAAGTTTTTGGAGATATAGGTCGCGCCATCTTTCGCTACCGAATAGGCTTTAAGTGCCAAAATATCAGTCCTCCTTTGTGACTAGACCCTTAATATGCTCGAGAATAAAAATTGGAGCGTCATAGAAGCTTCGATCCCATAGCCAAAAGTCTTTGTGATCTTTTCTTCTATATGGCTTACAAATATCATCCTCCCACACCCGATTCCATCTTTTCTGATGATTTGCATCAAGCTTTTCGAGCGTGGAAGTTATGGTATTTACAAGTTCCGCTCTTTTTTCACCATACCCATCATCGTTTTGAACAAAGAAATCAATAGAATTCTTGCTACGAAGATAGGTCAAAGGCTTATCGCCAAAAAAGAGCAAATTATCGCCGTCTCCTGCAACTTTAGTTCCATAAGGAATATTTACAACGTCATTGGATAAGGCTTTGAACTTTGCTCGTTTTCTTGTGAAATAGCTGTAATAGCCCATTTTGATTTATTAAACCTCGGTATTCTCCTCGCTCGGCTGGATCTGAGCTTTCTTGGCGTTAATACGGCCGATCAAATCGAGGTATTCGTCCTCAGTAAGCTGATTTGCGGCCATGTACAGAACTCCGAACTTAGTCGCCAGCGCATCAAGATCTTCAATAGTCTTGGCGGTCATGATGCACATTTTACCAGCGTTGTACATAATACTCATAGTTACACCCTCCTTTAGGTGACGATAGAGGTATCTTCGGAAGAACCAGACGTAGAGGTCATACTCGTAAGCTCGAGCATGGTAAGACGGTACTCCTGGTCAATGATAAAATTGGAAAGTTGGCTCATAAGATCAAACGTAATGCTACCATCATCTTGGGGGATGAGAACTGCATCGGGTTCGGTACCTTTCATAGCATTTTTTCCGTAAAGATGGTAGACTGTTCCACTAAAGTTTATACCTTCGGCTTCGTGTTCGCTCTTTGCCATGCCATAACAGCCATTCGGCTGCAAGCGAATATAAATCGGTTCTTCAACCATAGCGATTGTGTCATTTGAGATAGGATCCACAATCAGAAACATTTAATCCCTCCTTCCGCTGAGATAGGCTCTTATTTTCGTTTGAGTTAAACAAAGAACAAAAACATGCACGCAAAGTTAAAACTAACATCATATTGCGACTCTGTTGAATCGTCTCTCATGGCTATAAAACAGCTTCTAGTGGAATCACGAGATGTTGATACTCGATTTCTAGTCCAATATGCTGTAGGATAGCTTTCGTCAATGCTCGGCGTTCCGTAAGTAGAACAATTGAGTGCAACGGCTGAATACGAGTTACCAGATTCAAAATACTCATAATGTTCTTGATTTTGATCTGACCAAGATTCGCACGCACCGGCATGATACCCACGCAACTCAAAAACGCTGGGTATTGAAAGCGGAAGCGCTGTAACGGCCTGAACACTATATGTATCGTACGTTTTTCTAGCAGTTTTCATGACACGTTTTAGATCAACAGGAAGAGAGCCAATTACTCCGCTATTGCTATTTACAATACTTCCAAATTCATCATCGTGATGACGGCCACACATATCGGCCATTCCACTACTTCCAAATCCGTTCATATTAGCATCGTCGAGGGTATTATATAAACGTTCTGTATAGAGCCCAAGTCTTGGATTCGTCGGATCATTACGGTCTCCAGAAGTAAATACCTGATCATTGTTTGCCGCATTATAAAGAGCAACCAAACTCCCGTTCTTTTTTCCTATGCAAAAATGAATAAGATTGTTACCTTCATATAAAGCGTTGTGATTTATACCAACGATAAAAACATCAATATCTCCTGTTAGAATCATCCCATCAACAAAATTACCATTCCCCGTGAAAGTAATAGTCTTCTGGTCACCAACAGAGAACGTGTTCGCTGCCTGACCGGAGGAGGAAATCTGACTGATCTCAGCCCAGGTACAATCGTTCAAAGCTTTGATGGCCACAACAGCACTGACGATAATCTTAATATTACCGCTAACACTATCGATAGTAATAGTGACAGACTTCTCGCCTTCGCCACCGGCAGTAACCGCGGTAGCAGTAATATCACGGTCGCCCATCAGTACCTGAACGCTGTTGATCTCATAGTTTGCATCGCTATTGGCCTGAATAGTATAGTTGAAGGTGCTGCCACCGAGAACGGTACTCGGTTGATCACCACCAGATACACTCACATTCGAAAGCTGCCACATAACCGAGTAGTACACGATTTTCGTAGCACTGGCAGTAATGGTGATGTTGCCAGTAACACTCGCGATATAAATCTCATGAGACTCGTTGTTGTAAGCACTCGAAGTGATGTTCGTACCTCCCATGGTGATCTGAACATCGGCGAAATTGTAATCAGACGAAACCGAGAGCGTTGCAGAATAACTTTCCCCCTCAAGCACACTACTTGCAGAGTTCGAGTTCGTAACGTTCGTGAGATTGTTAGTGACCGAATAGTAATTCATTTGCACAGCCGTAACAGAGCAGGAATCAGTCTTACCACCGCAACTGGCAGTGACCGTGGCACGACCATCCTGAAGCGCCATGACCGTACCATCCTGCGCCACAGAGACAGTTCCTTCAGGACTGGAACTCCAGGTGACAGTCCGATCATAAGCATCAGGAGGATCGATCGTAACAAGCAGTTTCTCACTCATGCCAACGGCAAGCATCAAAGAATGCTTATTGAGAGTAATGGAATTGACAGGCTTATTCCACAAGTTATAGATAGCCTGATAAGCATCATTAAGACTCGGATGAATCTCGACCTGCTCTGCAAAATAAGCCAGAATAGCATCCTTCTCGGCTCTGGAAAGACCAGGACTAATTGCAGAAATCTGACTTTCAAGGTCGGTGAACTTATCGCCAACCGTTTTCGGCCTGACCAGAAACAGTCAGCGTAGTATCAACAGTCACGGAACCGCCACCACCGCCACCTTCGTTAGACTGACAAAGTCTAAAACCATTGGCAATGGCCTGGCGCATATCCCGACCATATACGGCAGTTTCAATCGTGTTGATTATCCCAGAATAATCAGGCATTTATGGGTCCTCCTTTCGAGTTAGGAATCAGTGACGTAAGACTTAACATTTCGACCGATATTATACGATCTTTCAGTCGTAGCATTGTACTTAGATTGATACGAGGACAGGCGTTTCTTTTTGCTCCCGAATGTAAATCTTTTACCAGCAGGATCATCTAAAGGCTCTACTAATTTTGTACACAAAAGGAGCAAATTAACGCCATGAGGTTCAGAAATAACCCTTGAGAATTTCATGAAATCCAGCCGATCAGTATTCACCCCAGAATCTACTAGATCAACCGCATTCACTTCAATCTCTTCGTATTCGCAATTCCCAACGTCAGTAAGAAGCGCTTGGGCGGCATCGTCCAAAGATTCCAAAGTAGAAGAAGAACCTTCGACAGAGCTTATGGTCTCTATTTGGCCATATTTCGAAATCAATTCGGAGTCCATTGCTGTTCCGACAATAGGTTCTGTAGAAGAAAATATCCACCAACCCTTTGTCTCATAGCCGAACACTCTAGCATAAGTTTTAACGTCTTCGTTCATGCTTTGAGTTATGTTGAGATCCAAAAGGTTTTTCCCAAACTCAATGGTTTGGGTGGTAACCCTCTTCGATGCTAGACCAAACAAAACGTCGTCATCATAAAACCCACCGGAAGATTCGGATAAAGTTGGATCCCAGTTGAGAACCATTAGTTTCAAAACTCTCTTATACCCATGAGAATCGTGCTCTCTATCTAGAATCAAATAAACATATCCATCAATCTTAGAAAGCATTCCGCCTAGAATGCTGTTTTTAAGAAAATCCCATGTGGTCATATAACGAGTATCGTCAACCCGAATATCGGGATTGATTGTCATAGCGTTTATTGCAAGAGCGCCTAAAGTCTCTGCAAGTTGTTCGTCCTCGGTTAATCCATCAAGATTATCAGCTTTTGCAGTTATGTATTTGCCATTAGAATCTATATCGCAGCCACAAAAATTGTGAAATGCCCCGACAACGTTATACATATAAAGACCAGTCGGATTACCATCTTCGTCCTGTCTTTCGGATCGAATCAACGTCCAATCTATTTCTCTGGTATCGTCGTTGAGATAAGCAAGTTCACCCTCGCAATAAATATGTTTAACTAATTCGAAATTAGTATCAATCTGAGTAATTCTACCTTGCCAAATTATCTCTCCATCACGTTCTATCTCGATAGTACCAAGAATAAGTCGAAGAGAACCCCAGCATATGTTCGTTTTCGGCACGTCGGCTTCAAAACTGCCAGCTTCGTTTGCTTCTCTTGTCAGTATCGGTTCGACAAGATAATGCTCATCATCCAGATTATCCGTATCATATATAAGTGTTCTTGTTACCCAGTTGTAATGATCCAAATACCCAAGTCCTCCAGAAGTTAACATGCCATAATACACTTTATACGCCATTACAGCACCTCCTCTCCAGAGACACTATTACCGATGACACCATTTTCGAAATCAAACGGATCCCAAAGCCAATCGCTTTCGTTAAAGACTACACGTTTCTTAAACGGATAAAGATCATATTTTAGACTAATCGTGGAATTCCTTTCATCGCTAGTCCATTTGTCGACCCATATCATTCCTTCATAATAAAAAGAGGGGTCATCGGAAAGAATGACCTTAGACCGATGACCCTGCAAAGCTGCCATGATTGTCATATATGCTGTATGCCAACCATTCCATTTATTACTATCCACGTAAAAATCAATACTGCCAGTACGATTGTCATATACAGGACCCCCGGTAAGCGCCCAAGAAAGATCAACTTTCCCATGCCTACCAGGGATGGTGACAAAACTCGTCCGTTCGGTAGGGGGAGAAATCACTGGGCGAGATTTGGGGATCAAATGCCAATCTTCCCAGGAGTCATAGTCATCAAATTTGACACTGTGTTTTCCATTGTAGTAAAAAGTCATCTAATCACCCTCCTCTCCTAGCTCTAGCGGCCCTTACGCCGAGAGCCGAATCCATTTGACCAGAAATACCGCCGACGAGCTTCTTCGAGTCAAGAACAATTTGCATACTCTCAATCGACTGCCCCATCATGACGACTCGATTGGACAAAGCATCAATAGCTGCGACAACATCAGAACGACTAGAATCCTTATCGGATTTTTCATTTTGAATTTCGCGCACAGCGGTCTCAGTTGCAAGCTGTCTAGATCTTACAGGAGTATTCTGGAACGGATTGGTATAGTTCACCGAGGCAGATTTGAACCAATTTGCACTCTCCTCCGCATCGGTCAAATCGATAACCGGAGTTATGGTGGGCTGAAAACCAGTATCATTAGAAAGTGCATCATAAAGCATCTCGCTAACTTTAGTGGCCGTAGTGAGTGCGCTATTGCTCATATCTTCGATAGACTTATTAACAGAATCAGCACCAGATGCCAAACCGTTAGCAAAACCTTGATCGATATACGAACCCATTTCGAAGAACTTCTTACTAGGCGAATTAATCCCGAAGATCCCCTTAACGAAATCGATAAGGCCTCCAAAGAGCCCGCTTACAAAATCAACAAGACCTTGCCAAGCGCTCTTTATGCCTTCGACGATGCCATTAACAAGATTGGAACCAATTTCTTTAACCTTCTCCCAAAGGTTATTAAAGAACTCTCCGATATCATCCCAATTGCTGACAAGGAACGCGATAGCAGCGCCAATGGCAGCAACTATGGCAATGACAGGCAATAATTCGGGAAGCACAGCACCAATACTAGCAAGAGCTGTACCAAGCGTCTCAACGACGCCAGTAAGACCAGCACCTCCGCCTATGGCGCCAATGATGCCTTCGAGACCGCCAATAAGACCGGAGAGAAGTTCGGAACCACCGACGAATTGCGTAATCATACCAACAATATCAGGAAGACCGCCAGCCAAAGCAGTACCAATAGCATCAATCAGAGACTGACCCGCACTACTACCCATAAACGATAGAATAGTATTAAGACCACCAACCAAAGCTCCACCATAATCTCCGCTGAGTGCAGAAGTAACAGTAGAAACCAAACCAGTGGCTACACTAGCGGTGTCTTCGCTAAGAAGTTCACCAAAGACCTTCTCAAGATTTGCAGTGAGCTGAGGTGCTCTATCTTCTATTTTCTTCCAGACGCTTTCAAATGCTCCGTAGACAGTATCCCAGTTATCCGAGATAGCGTATGCCAGTCTCAAGGTAATGGCTTTACCTTCATCGGACATGTTAAATGCGTCTGCGAGATCAGAAGCATAAGATATAAATGCAGACTGAGACGAAAGAAGTTGCTGTTCTGCAGCATTAAGCTCCTCAGCAGACGCAGTGCCACTTTCGACAAGCTCATTGTAATACTTCTGATAAACATTAGTACGGGCGAGCTGGTCTGCCATACTTCTAAGCGCAGTAGACACGCCAAGAACCGCGGATGCAGAACCCTGATACCTAGCTTTTAGAGCTTCATCAGAATTCTTGCCGTAAGTTTTAACTGCGTTGACGTAATCATCAGATCTAGTAGACAGATCTCCATCGTCATAGATCTGAGACAACATGTTCATGCGCTGCGAATAAAGATTCGACTGCATTTCGATTGCATTCAAAGCGTCATCAAACTGAGCAAGTCTAGCCTGCCACAATTCATTCGTCTTCTCCTGCTCTTCGATTTGTTTGTCAAGGAGAGCGTTATAAGCTTCCTGAGTACGAAGATCAGATTCTCCATACTCTTCGCGAAGTTTATCGTACTGCTGCTGAGCAAGTTCAAGCTCCTTAGTCGCTGCGGTAAGCTGAGTAGTCTGGTACTCAATCTTTTTGGCAGTCTTTTCAGACGCGCTAGCCTGACTGTTCTGATCTACCCAAAGCTGATATTCTTTGTCGGCACGATCATTTTGAATTTCCAGACGATTGATCTGATCTTCGTAAAGATTGGCATACTGATTTGCTCTAAGTTCAGCCAATGTGGTTTGCTCAGAGAGAAGATCGGCATATGCCTCTTTGGTTTCCTGTTTGTCAACGCCTACCTTGGAAACCATCTCGTCATACTTCTGTTGCGCAAGCTGCACTCTAGCAGTCTGATTCTCAATTTCCTTAGCAGTGTATTCCATCTTTCTGGCGAGAAGTTCGTCAGCAGAAACAGAATTCTGATTTTCAGTCAACCAAAGCTGATACTCGGATTCGGCAATCTCTTGCAGGGTTTTGTTCGCCTCAAGTTGATCCTTATACTTATCTTCTACCGTTTCGGCAACTGTCTTTTTGGCAGAGCCACCAGAAGAGCCATTAACGGTAGGAGTAGTAGTCTGAGGCGCATCGGTAGACGTATCTTCACCGTTGCCAGGTTTGCCCTTAAGCCAGTTGAGAAGCTCGCTTCCGCCGATAGAATCCTTTACGCCCTGTTCGTAATCGATGCCAAGAGTAGTACCGGCTGCATAAGCAGATTTACTGACATCATTCGTTGCAAGACCTTCTGCCGTATGCGTGGCAAGATAACGCGCTACATTCTGGGTAGCCTGAGCGCTATTGGTCATGCCCAGCTGCATACCAATGGCGATGTTCTCGGCATCAGAAGCAGCCAAATCAGAAGGAGAATGAATACCCCAGAAATCACGGAACGCATCATTAGCTGCTTGAGCGATGTTGAGGATAGCGCCAGCAAGGGTTCCTTCTCCATTTTGAAGTCCCTCGGCATACCCCTGTACGACATAATCTGCGTTATCGGCAGCTAGTTTCGAAGGAGACTCAATACCCCAGAAACGGTTCCACGTGAGAGCCGCTTTTGATGCAATCTCAGACATCTTATCAAAGATGCTCTGTTTCTTGCTCTCCAGGCCATTGGCGTACCCTTCGGCTGTTTCGGCACCAGCTTCTTCAGCATCTCCAGCCCAAATGGCCTTAAAGTCGTTGAACATATCACCAATGCCGAACCAATCATGGTGCCAAATATTCTCATCGAACCATGCGGTGAAGTTGTTCCAAAGATCGTTTAAAGCGCCCTTAATAGCTTCCCATACCTGTCCGATTAGATACACAACCGTATATGCGATTTCGGGAGCAGAATCTCGAATCACCTGACACAGTGTAGTAATCAACGAAGTGATCGCAGATCCAATAGCAGGAGCAGCCATCACGATCGCGTCGCATACCGCAGTAATAATCTGAGCGATAGAGGTAACCAGAGTAGAAGCAATCTCACCAACACCTTTAACGATGCCCTGCAGGAACTCTACGAACATCCAAGCAACGTTCTTAATGCCTTGCAGGAATGCCGAGAAGTTAATGTTGGCAAGCAAAGCCAAACTTCCGGCAAGGTTGCTGATAAGTTGTGCAGAAGATGCGGCTACAAGTAGCAGACCCAATGCTGCTGCAAATGCACCCAAAGACAGGCTCAACGCTACAATTATCGGAGTAACAGGAGCAAGCAATGTTGCAGCGACACCAAACGTAGTAAGAGCCAGAGCAATGGATATCAAGGATTTAGCCAAAGATCCTATGCTCAATTCACCCATCCTGGCAAACGCGTCTGCTAAAACATTCATAGCAGCAGCCATTATCAAGATCGATGCGGACGACGCTAAACCACCGTTCATGAGATTCAAGGCGACTACGAACTCGGTAAGCGCAATTGCCATTGCGCCCAACGCCTTAGCCAGAGTCTCAAGATCAAGCGCTCCAAGTTCTTTCATCGGATCAACAAGCAAATTCATAGCAGCGGACATAACTGTCACTGCCACCGAACCGCTAATAAGATTCTTAGAGAACTTGGACAAGAATCCAAACCCAGCAAACTCGGCAAGTGCAACTCCTACAGCACCAAGACCTTTAGCGATATCACCAAGATCCATTGCTCCAAAGCTAGATACAGCTTTTTGCAATATCAATAGCGAGCTTGCCAGAAGATTGAAGGACACGCCATTCAGCAAGCCAATCGAACCGCCAAACTTGTTAACAAGAACCGCAAACGCACCAAGTTCCGTCATGACAACCCCGAGAGAAACAATTCCCTTCGTAAGACTGTCAAGAGACATTGACCCGAGCGCGCTAACGCTACTGACAAGAATTCTGACAGCAGTTGCCATCAATACCATGCCAGTAGTTCCTTTGGTCATTCGTGTGGCGGTAGAGCTCAAGAATGTAGTAGCAACACTTAGCTCGGCCAAAACAACCCCAAGGGCAAGCACACTTGTTACTAGACGATCAGGCTGAACCGAAGAAATGGTTTTCAAAGCCGCAGACAATATCAATATGCCAGTAGACATGGCAACCATCGCTGCAGACAAAGTTGCAACCTGGAATTTCTTGCCAAGCGTAAGTGTGTTGAGCACTTCCAGCGCTGCTACCAATTCAGTAAACAAAACCGTGATACTCAACAGAGAACCGGCAAGACGTTCCGGTTTGATGAACGACAAAACAGTAAGCGAAGCGGCCAAGACGCCTATGGCCTTAGCAACAGTCATCAAAGTTTCTGCGTTCTTATTCGTCTTCCAAGCATTAATGGCATCGCCAAGAGATGTAATCATCTTCTTAACGCCATCAATCATGCCGCTAGCCCCATCGAGGATGCTTTTACCACTACCGATGAAATTCCTTATAGCATTAAGAATGCCAAGACCCATGCCAGCATTCATAAAGTTATAAAGATTCGTCGGATCGAAATTGTTAAACGCCTCGTAAGCACTCTTGGAGAATTCGCCAAGAGCTTCAGAAGCGGTAGTTCCAAACCATTCAAGCCCGGGAGCAACGAAGTTCACAAAAGATGTAAGCGCATTACTAATAGCTTGAATGGGATCCAACACAATAGTAGTTTTCTGCGACAGAGATTCAATCGAACCAGTGAATTTATCAATACCTTTGGATGCGGCATTACAAACCCATTCAAGCCCGCTAAGAATTCCCTGAAATACACCAGAAGAATCTACTGCTTGCTGTACACCAACAAGAAAATCACCGATACTCGCTGCGAGATCCAGAAGACTATTTCCAACAGGAGACATAGTCTTTATGATATTAAGGAAACCCTTGTAAATGGTATCCAAGATATCAGTACCGATCTTAAAGACGCTAAATACGCCTTTAAATACCCGCTGAACTTTATCGGCATTCTCTTCAGACAGAATAAGCCCACGAGTGAACCGCTCTATACCTTCAGTAAAAGCATAGAGCTGATCCACCGTGGTAGGAGGAAAAATATCATCAAACGCTGTCTTAATCGACCCAACCAGAGTTCCGATTGCGCTCATGGTGTTTCGAACAGACTGAACAAGATTATCCCGACCTGTGGATTTCATGCTCATCCGTTCGGAAAGCGTCCGAAGATTAACACTACCTTTCGCGATTTCTTCATTTAACCCTTGATACGATTTAAGGGTTTCTTCAATGGCATCGCGAGAAAGACCTTGGGCAGACAGTTGTTCGTCAGAAAGAGACAACAGCTCCTGAGCTTGGTCGACGACTTCGTTGATACCTTTCTGTAAAATATCAGCAGTCATCCAGCCACTCTGAAGAGATTTCTCAAAGCCGCCAGCAGCTTTAATCTGCTCATCAGTAACTTTACCAGATGTTTTGCCGATATCAATGAGAACTTGTTCCATGACACTAGCAGAATCAGTAATTCCCTTACTAAGGAGTTGATCCCAGCCACTGGTCATAGCGCCCTGAAGCAGAGCATTTCTAGCGTTGGCGCTCTCGTTTACAACATTACTAATCGCATCAGAAATTTCAGTCCAAAATGCTTTAGCCTGCTCGAAGTCGCCAAAAATATATTCCCAACTCTGAGTCCAGCTAGACTGAACGGCCTCCTTCAGAGTATCTATCAATTGTGTAAAGGTTTTAACCTTGGTTGCGGCATCGTTAGCATTAACGCCAAGTTTAACGATTGCATCCGCTTGCTCTTCGGTATAGCCCTTAGCAAGAAGTTGCTCCCGATTGAGGTCACCGGTAAACTTAGCCAATGTGTCGAGCATGATTTCCGAAGTAAGCCAGCCTTCCTGCAATGTATTGCGGAAACTACCTTGCTTGGCGATCATGTCGTCAATAGCAACACCGCTAACTCTTGCGGTTTCAATCAGCGCATCCTGAAATACCTGGCCACCCATGCCAGCATTAACAACAGAGTTCCAGTCCATCAAAGTAACTCTGCCTGCTGCTAACGCTTGGCTAAGCTGATACATGGCGTTGCTAGCCTGCTGGCTAGTAGAACCAGAAACAGCTGCCAAGTTTGCAATGCCCTTAATGGCTTGAACCGACGTATCCAAGTCTACACCAGCAGCCGTGAATGTACCAATGTTTTTGGTCATCTCGGTGAAGTTGTAGATGGTCATATCCGCATAATGATTCAGCTCATCAAGCGCGGCATTAACCTGATCAATGGTTGTACCTTTACTTTGAGTATTAGACAAAATTGTCTGAACGGCACCGATTTGGGTCTCGTATTCGGCAAGACCGGTCTTTATTGGGTCGATAGCAAACGCGCTGATCATTTGCTTACCAAGCCCAACCACCCGATTGGTGATGTTAGAAATTACCGTGGCGGCAACCACATCGAGAGTCCTAAAACGCATCGAAATGGTATCTACGCCGTCGGAAACGGGGCTAAGATCAAGCTTAGATGCGGCAGTCGAAAGACCATTGAGGCTATCACTGGCCCTATCGAAATTCAGACTAGCTTTCAGTCGGTCGATTGTGTTGAGTGAACGTTTGGTTTCTCTTTCGAACTGTGCGTTGTCAAATTGCATCTGAACAACGCGGTCATCAACTTCTCTAGGCACTAATGCATCACCTCTTCCCACACCCTACTGGCCATATCATCGAAAATAGGCTTCAGTACAGGGTTAATATAATCGATGCCTGTGACATATCCACCATTATTTGTAGCATGACCGTACTGCAATATAATGGCTATAGGAACGCCGTCGACAACATTTGAGTTATGAAAACTCAACGTCATTCCAGATTTAGTTGTCGAAATGTCGTAATACCAGCTTTCAGCCGTCTTACCGGTATCTACCGGAGTATTCTTACGCAAGAGAGCCACTCCCTCTTCGCCATATCGTTTTAAGATATCAGTTATTCTTCCGGAAGAGGCTTTCTTCAAAAACTTAGTAGTCTTGCTCCAATTTCCATTTTGATGAAAACGTATCATCTTACGTGCCAAAGAATCACCCCCTGGTTTTAAGACGAGACCTTCTCAATTCGTTTTGTTCACGTTGCCAGGCCAAAGCTTCAGCTTTGCTCATCGGTTTACCAGGGTTAACTCTTTCTTGACATACTCTGATCAGAGTCATGAGATGATTCAAATGCCGCTTCTCAAATTCAAGTGGTATGTTGTATTCGAACATGCTGGCATAAATCGTTTCAGACGTTTGTTTATGTCTTTTGGACGGGGTCTTGTGTTTTTGCGGCTTTAAGTTACCAAAAGTCGTCGCTGTTGACGGGTCATTGATGTATTTAATAATGGCATCCACATTTTGCTTCGTCATTCTAAGATAAACTGAATCCGGAAGATCCTTCGGAGATATCGTCATGCAACGATAGTAATCCATAAGTTCTTCCGGAGATAGTTTATCCAGATTAGGAAGCAACGGTTTATGCCATTTGCGTTCCCAATTAGCTAAGGACAGCAGCGAATGCTCGAGTTTTATTGTCACTGGCTTTTCGCAGGCAACGAAAATCTCTCGCTTGTCGTCCCAGCCTTCCGTCCCAGGAACAATTATCTCTATCATTATTTTGCCTCCTTAGCGTCCTTGTATTACTTGGATGCGGGAGCAACCGACATGGGAGCTTTCTCTTTGGGTTTGGGGATAATACCGTTAAAGAACTCAACGGCCTTATCGGTATTGGTGACCAGCTCCATGTACAGATTGTTGTAAGCGTTAGTGGAAGCAAATTCCTCCCAAACTTCATCATTCTTGATGAAGTGAACGCCGTCGGCACTCTTAACGCCGTAGCTCATCTTGATCAGATCCTCGAAAAGCCGGATCAATTCAATCTGACTTTTGGCATTGAGAATGTCATTCACCTTCTTCTGGAAACCGCCAGGAGTCTCAAGCTCAAGCTTTGCGATCTCGCGCTCAGAAAGATGGAACCAATAATCCTGGGTACGAGTATTCCCGTCGAAGTCCTCGTAAGAAATAGTTTTCTTGATCATGTTTATTCTCCTTTTAATAAAATAGGGCCTGCCCCCTACGAGATGTAAGAAAGCAGGCCACAGTTAAACCATTTTGAATTTTCGGAAGATTACTCCTGGGTGAACATCGCAATGACCTCATCAGGAGTGGGCAGAGTAGGCTCGTTCGACTCATCGCCGTACAGCTTAGCCTCCAGTGCAGCCAGATCGGTAGGATCAGCCGTGACACTGTCAATAGTCATGACAGCAGTGGGATTGTAGCCGCTAACTGCCACAGGGTTGGTCTCGCACTCCCAGCTGAAGGTGATGGCGTCGGGGGAGTCGTTGATCGTGGTATACGCCTTCTCGGAAGGAGAAGCAGTCGCACCCCACACAATATGCAGCTTATAGCCAGCATTGTTGGGGTTGACATCGTTACCCTGAGTAGTAACCCAGGAGAAACCAAACATGGTGCGAGGCTGCTGGCCGATAAACACGCCAGGCTTTGCCTCAGCAGAACCGTCACAGGGACCAAACTCGGGAGGATAGGTATATGCCTCGATGGTAAAGCCGTAATCCTCTGCAGAACGCATGGTACCGTACTTGATATCGTCGGCCCACAGATCAGTAGCTTCGGCACCGGACGGAGACTCAGTAACAGCAGTCAGGCCGTTCCAAGCGACACCATTGCCATACTTAGTCTGTGCGGTATTATAGGGATACAGAACACCTTTCTTGGTGCCCATTTCATAGAACCGAGTACCGGTCCCGTCCCAAGTAAGAGCAGCCATGGAATTACCTCCTTATACAAAAATTGTAAACGTATCGTGGTTGAGATTATCCGATTTGAAATGACGTCCGAATTTGCATCGAGGAAGCGATGCGACAGCGTAAACCAGGAGAGAATCAGGATTTTTATCAACCACGGTTACTTCATAAAAAGTGTGCTGCGAATAAGCCATATCATCCGCAGCACGGTTTTGGATGTCTCCTCGCTCATAGATTATGGCGGGGTATTGTATGCGAAGGTTTTCTGGCGGTTGAAAATACACATTCTCAACCCCAGAAATATCCTTCATAACCTTACGGAGCAAAGCATCAAGTTCAAGCCGTTTGTCCATTCCACAGTTCCCCCAGGCTAAGAGTTAATCTAGGATATTCGACCGTAACGTCAGTAACCTTCCACTTTGCCCCGCAAAAGGTTGCATATCTAATGGAGTAGAAGTGGTTCTGAATATACGGGTCCGCAACAATGCTTATGGAATTCGAAACGGAAATATCACTATTCACCTTATCGGGCGAATTAATGCGACGATTATTCTTAAGAATATCGCCGTAGTATTGCCGTTCCGTGATTTCCTCCTCGTACACACTGGGGGCTGTTTCCTTGGTTTCAGCGAAACCTATAACCCCTGCCCATTTACTCATGGCACTTCTCCTCCATTTTGATTTGGTTAGATATCGGCCGCAGGCTCGGTGGCCACAGTCCAAGTCTTACCAGCGGCAGTAGCAGCGCCGTCGACAGTCTTGAACTCGGTTTCGGTGAAAGATACCACCGCCAGATAGTTGGTACCATCGAAAATAACCAGGGTGCCATACAGGGCAGCCTTGAACACGTCCTCGGCGTCGGAGACGACGGTCTGGTGATCGGCAGTAGCATACAGCTTATTGTCGGTATGACCATACATCACGTACTTGCG